TATTATCCGCAGCAAACGTTCCGTATTTTAAGTTTAATTTCATTGATCTTTTCCCAATATCTTTGTCTGGTTTTACAGTCAGTGCAACAGATAGTCCAGAATCAATCATCACCGCAGACGCTACATTTAGATTTTCTTATTTTAATGTAGAAAAATTAATAAAAACTATTTGACAAAATAGAAATAATGTGATAAACTCCGTGTAGGAGGTTCGAAATGAGTAAGCTTGATGAATTATTACAGGCGTGGGCAACCGATTCTATCATTGATAGAACTGAACCCGGCAAAGCCTTGATTGAAATCCCTAAACTTCACAGCAAGTATTTAAATATTTTATCACACCACAGGCTTCAAGCCAAGGATGCTGAGTTTAAATGCAACAGAATGAAGAAGCTAAAGTGGGAATACTATACTGGTAAACTTGATGATGAAGATTTAAAAAAACATGGATGGGAACCTTTTCCTTTCACATTAAAAGCTGACATCTCATATTACCTTGAATCGGATGAAGATATCAACAAGTATCTGGCAAGTAAATTACTTCATGAAGAAATTGTTGATGTATGTAATTCTATTTTGAAAGAGTTAAATAATCGTGCATGGGAATTAAAATCATTTATAGATTGGGAAAGATTCATACAGGGTGCATGATTTAAAATTAATAAAACTAAATGAAGCATTCATAAAATTTGAGTGTGAGAAAAGTTTAGCACAAGAACTTCAAGATTACTTTACCTTTTATGTACCTGGTTATCAGTTCATGCCAGCGTACCGCAATAAACTTTGGGATGGCAAGATACGGTTAGCTGATCTTCGTACATTCACCATCTATCATGGTGTCGTTCCTTACATACAGCAGTTCTGTGAAGAACGAAATTATACTTTAGAAATTGATTCAAAGATTAGTTGCACTGAAAACTTTTCTCTGGTTGAAGCCCTACAGTTTGTTGATTCATTATCCCTACCACATGAGGTCAGAGACTATCAATTAAAAGCATTTGTCCGTGCAGTCCGTGACAAACGCATGATGTTGGTATCACCAACGGCATCAGGCAAATCATTAATCCAATATATCATACTTCGGTATCTGCAACAACAAGAACACAAAAAAGGTTTGCTTATTGTTCCGACAACATCTTTAGTTGAGCAGATGTTCAAAGACTTTAAAGACTATGGTTATGATTCCGACAAGTTCTGTCACCGCCAATACTCTGGTAAAGATAAAGATACTGATAAGTTTCTGACCATAACAACTTGGCAATCTATCTATAAGAATCCTTCAGAGTATTTTGAACAGTTTGATTTTGTGTTTGGGGATGAGGCTCATTTGTTCAAAGCCAAGTCTTTAACTACCATCATGACGGGGTTGACCAATGCATCATATCGTATTGGTTGTACAGGTACATTGGATGGTACACAGACTCACAAGCTAGTTCTAGAAGGATTGTTTGGTCCGGTATTTAAATCCACAACCACATCCGAATTGATTGAGAATAAACAGTTAGCAGATTTTAGAATCAAATGTCTGGTTCTAAAATACTCTGAGGCTATTTGTAAAGAATCTAAGTCGTGGGACTATCTAAATGAGATAGGATATATAGTAAGAAGTAAGCAACGAAATGAGTTCATTCGTAATCTGGTTCTATCCTTAGAGGGTAATTCTTTAGTACTGTTTCAGTTGGTTGAGAAACATGGTAAACAATTACATTCTATGATAGCTGAAAAAGCAAAGAACCGCCATGTATTTTTCGTGTATGGTGGTACTGATGTAGAGATTCGTGAGTCAGTTAGAGAGATTACAGAGAAGGAAAACAATGCAATTATTGTTGCGTCTTATGGTACTTTTAGTACTGGTGTCAATATTAGAAACTTACACAACGTTATCTTTGCTTCTCCAAGCAAATCCAGAGTACGTAACTTACAATCGATTGGTCGTGGACTTAGAATAGGTGACAACAAAAAAGAAGCTGTACTGTTTGATATTGCAGATGATTTTCGTGTAGGTAAGCATGTGAATTTTACATTGAAACACTTCATTGAAAGAGTTAAAATATATGATGAAGAAAAGTTCAAATATAAATTCTACAACATAGAGGTCAAAGATGCATAATGTAAAAATTATAAGAATGCAAACTGGTGAAGATGTCATGGCATCTATGATAGGTGAAGAAGAGGAGGAAACCGTTCTCCTTGCTGACCCAATGAGATTGATCTATCGCCGTATGCCCACAGGTCAAACTGTATTGATGATGATGCCGTGGTTACCAGTAGAACTAATCAAAGATAATAATGCCCTAGTATACAATTCAGATATAGTCACCATTGTTGATCCTAAAGAATCGATGATAGAGTATTACGAAAATCTTGTAATTAAAACTATGCTTGAAATGGAAAAATCAGAAGGAATGATTGAACAACTTCTCAAAGACCAGCAAGAAGACTCTGAAGCGGAAGAAGAATCAGAAGAATTTAGCATGGAAGAATTAACCCAATACATAGAAGACATAAAGAACAGAACATTACATTAAAAAGGTGATTTATTATGGTAGGTGAGACAGTAACTTTTGTTATTCCGAGCAGTGCTGCCAAAGCATATCAAGGATTGGCAAACAAATATGCAGCAATCGAACCCCCAACATGGGCATTGTTATTAGCAAATGCTATTCGTGTTGAGGGATATGATCCTTGTATCTTAGACTTTGATGCTGAACCTTGTGATGATGTAACTGCATCAGACAAAATTGCTGCTACCAAATCAAGACTAGCAGTGTTCGTTCTCTACGGACAGAATCCAAACTCTGGCACCACGATGATGATTGGTGCTACTGCTCTTGCCAAACAACTCAAAGCATCACATCCCGATATCAAAATTGTTTTCATTGGTTCACATGCATCTGCCATGCCATATGAAACAATCAGTTTTCCTTTTATTGATTTTGTATTCATCAATGAAGGTGTCTATGGTTTACTAGACTTACTCAAAACAAATTTGGAAGATGAGTTAGATAAAGTATCTAGTTTGGTATACAAGAAAAATGGACTACCTGCAAAGGGTGCTGTTGGTAAACTTGTGCAAACTGCCGACATGGATAGAATAATGCCTGGTTATGCATGGGACTTGTTGCCATCCAATGGTAAACTATTAGATAAGTATCGTGCTCACTACTGGCACAACTATTTTAAAGATGAAGGTCGCACACCGTTTGCTGCTATCTACACATCATTAGGTTGTTCATTCGGTTGTAGTTTCTGCATGATTAACATTGTCAATCGTACATCATTCGATTCTGCTGTTGCTTCAGACTCAAAAGGTATGCGTTTTTGGTCACCAGAATTAATGCTCAAAGAGTTAGAGTATCTTTGGGACTCTGGTGTACGAACACTTCGTCTTACCGATGAGATGTTCTTCCTAAACAAAAAATATTATGTGCCTATTCTACAGGGTTTAATTGAACGTGGTATCAAGTTTAATATTTGGGCATATGCACGTGTGGATTCGGTTCGTAAAGATCAGCTAGAGTTGTTCAAAAAAGCAGGTGTTAATTGGTTGTGTCTTGGTATTGAAGCAGGTAATCGTAATGTTCGTTTGGAGATTGAGAAAGGTAAGTTCCAAGATGTGGACATCTATGAGATTGTAAAAGATATCAAAGATGCTGGCATCAATATTCTCGGTAACTATATGTTCGGATTCCCTGAAGATACATATGAGACTATGCGAGAGACTTTAGACCTTGCACTTGAATTGAATACAGAACATGCAAACTTCTATGCTGCAATGGCATTGCCAGGTTCTGCATTACATCGTGATGCTATGGCAAATAATTGGGAACTACCACAGACATTTGAAGAGTATGCTTTTCTCTCATACGATTGCCGACCACTACGCACCAAAACACTAACTGGTCCAGAAGTTCTCAAGTTCCGTGATGAAGCATGGCACAAATACTTCTCACACAAACCATTCTTGGATTTGGTTGAAACAAAGTTTGGTGCAGACTCACGACAGAACCTTGAAGAGATGTCACAAATTAAATTGAAACGCAAGTTACTTGGAGATTGATAATGGATTCTAATGCACGTGGGTTTATAAAAAAAATTGGTAATGAATACCGCAAAGAACTTTTTGAAAAGTTTGTGGAAGTAGGACAAGGACATCCAGGTTCTACATTTTCAATGCTTGATATCGTAACCACTTTATATCATGGTGGTTACATGAACTTTAATCATAGTAAAAACAGATTCAACAACAAAGTATTGATTAGTAAAGGTCACGCTACAGTAGCACTGTACCCTATACTCAAACACTTTGGTGTTCTACCAAAAGAAGATTGGGATAATTGGGGTAAAGGATTACCATCATGTCTTCGTGTCTTTGGTAACATCTCCATTCCTGGTATTGATATGACATCAGGTTCGTTAGGACATGGTGTTGGTGTTGGTGCGGGTATGGCAATTGCAAATCCAGATCAACATATCTACACAGTCATCTCTGAAGGTGAACTGTATGAAGGTTCGACATGGGAAGCATTGCTTTTTGTTGCTCACCGTCAAATCAAAAACATGACTATTTTTATTGACATTAACAACCTTATTATTCTTGGTAAGACAGATGATTGTTTGATGCTCAATAACATTCGTGAGAAGTTAACAGGTTTTTCATTTGATTTATACTCAGTTGATGGACACGAACCAGAATCAATTGCTGCTGCTTTAGATGCAACAGCATATCAACCAAAAATTATTCTATGTAATACTGTTAAGGGTAAAGGTTTTTCATTGATGGAAAACAAACCTGAGTGGCACTACATGCAACCTATTACCCCTGAACAAATTGAACAATGCCGCAAGGAGATTAATGATGCTACAGCGTGATGCTTTTATTGAAGAAATTACAAAGAAGTTAGAAACAGATAAAGATATTTACTTTCTTTCTGCTGACTTTGGTGCAGCAGCATTAGATATATTGCGTGAGAAATATCCAGAGAACTTTATTCACTGTGGTATCTCTGAGCAAGCAATGATTGATATTGCTACTGGTCTGGCACTGCAAGGTAAGAAAGTATTTTGCTATGCTATGGCACCATTTATCTCTCTCCGTGCTATCGAACAAATCAAAACTGGTCCAAGTATGATGAACCTACCTATCTGTATCATGTCGGTAGGTATTGGTATTGGTTACGCCGATGCTGGTCCAACTCATTACATTACCGAAGACTTTGCGTGTCTGCGTTCTATCATCAACTGCAACATCTACACTACCGCAGATGCTGGCACAGCAAGACGATTAGCAAAGAAACTGTTAGACAAACCTGAGTTATCTTACATTCGTTTTGACCGTCACGACCAACCAGAATTAGAAGTAACTAATTTTGTAAATGATCTAGACTATCGTGTCATGAGTGATACAGTTACCGAAGATAAAGTTCTTGTCATCGGTTCAGGTAAGATGGCACACATTGTAAAGAAGGCATACGATGAACAACCGGAAAAGATTTTTGGTGTTGATTTAATTCATGCTAAACCATTTCCGAAAACTCTGTTGAATGCTATTAACATTGCCAAAGGCGTGATTGTTATTGATGAGCAGACACCATCTGGTTCACTTGGTGCTGCGGTAATGGAAGCATGTGCTGATTCCGACATCATGAAGAAGATCAAAACGATTACCATACCTGAAATGTATGTGTATGAGAATGGTGGTAGAGAATATCTACTCAATAAATTAGGACTGAACAAAGACAGTATTCTAAAAACATTGAATGATAATTTCTAGAACACCGTATCGGTTATCGTTGTTCGGTGGTGGTGCAGATTATCCCTCTTGGTTTGTATCCAATCAGACCAAATTAATTTCTGCGGCTATGGCAAACTATTGCTATATTAGTGTAAAACATCTGCCACCTTACTTTGATTATGCGAATCATGTTATCTATTCTAAAATAGAAAGTGTACATACATTTGATCAGATAGAACATCCATCTGTACGTGCATGTCTAAAACACTTACAGGTGCCTAATGGTATTTCTATTACTCATGACGGTGATCTTCCTGCTCGCAGTGGCATTGGATCATCTTCTTCATTTACTGTTGGATTAATCAACGCACTCCAAACATATCTCGGTAAACCACTTACGACACATGAACTAGCATTAGAGGCAATCAACATTGAACAGAATGTTATTGGTGAGTCTGTAGGTGTTCAAGATCAAATCATGGCAGCATATGGTGGTATCAAAGTCCTTGAATTGTCTGGTGCCAATACTAAAGTTCGTGATCTAAGAATACCTGATAGTTATGTTGATGATTTAGAACGACATATCATGTTAGGATTTTCTGGAATCAGTAGACTATCCGAAGTTCAAGCAAAGAAACAAGTTGACTCCATCAAAGAAGGTAAGTCAGTTCAAGCCCTTGAAGCAATGCAAAAACTTACCCACGAAGCACTCAGAATATTTGAACATGAGTCCAGTTCTGCAATAAAAGATATAGGTTTGCTGCTGCAAGAACAATGGAACTATAAACGAACACTCACAGATAGCGTCTCAAATAGCAACATAAATAGTATATACGATGCTGCAATAGAAGCAGGAGCATATGGCGGTAAATTGATGGGCGCAGGTGGTGGTGGATTCTTTATGTTTCTTGCACCCCCATATGCACATCAAAAGATTAAAGACAGACTTAAACAAATCAACGTATGGATACCGTTCAAGTTTGACTATGAAGGTTCCAAAATTATTATGAGGTGATTATGAAGTACCCATTGATGAGTGATAATATTTCCAGAGAAGATTTAGATTTGGTAATCGAACATCTAAAGAAAGACAATCCTAAACTAACTAACGGTCCAGAGTGCCGTGCTTTTGAAGAAGCATGGAGCAAATGGTTGGGTGTAAAGTATTCCGTGTTTGTAAACTCAGGTGCCTCTGCCAATCTTCTTTCAATGGCAATGCTCAAGATCAAACATCCAGAAGGTGGCGAAGTTATTGTACCACCATTCACTTGGGTATCTGATATTGCCTCTATCATTCAATGTGGTTTCACTCCAGTATTTGTTGATATCGATTTAGATACTCTTGGTATGAACACCGATGGCATACTCAATGCTATTACCCATAAAACCCGTGCAGTATTTCTTACCTATGCACAAGGATTTGATTGTCTCTCAGATAAACTCCTATCAGAATTACAACTCAGAAACATTCCACTAATTGAAGATGTGTGTGAGTCACATGGTGCTACACATAACAATAAATTACTAGGTAGTTTTGGTTGGATGTCAAACTTCTCATTCTACTTTGCACATCACATGTCTACCATTGAAGGTGGAATGGTATGTACTAACGATGAGAATGTTTATCACACTCTTCGTATGCTTCGTTCACATGGTATGGTTCGTGAATGTGGTTCGGAACCAATGGTGAAGAACTATCAGAAAGTATATCCAGAATTAAATCCAGAATTCATCTTTGCGTTTGCTGCATACAATGTACGTAATACAGAAATAGGTGGCATATTAGGTCAGAATCAGTTGAAATCTCTTGATCAAAATGTTAAGATTCGTAATGAAAATCTATTTGAATTCTTAGCTAGATTAGATAATAAGAAGTATAAAGTAGATTTTCGTTTGGTGGGTTGTAGCAACTATGCATTTAATATTGTTATTCAACCAGAGTATGCAAACCCAGAGTTTGTTCAAAGGTTGATGGGTAAGATGCGTGATAACGAAATTGAGTTTCGTCGTGGTTCTGCTGGTGGTGGTAATCAATTACGCCAACCATATCTAAAAGGTATTGTTCCAGCAGATCATTATAAGAACTATCCTAACACAGAACATATGCATTTTTATAGTTTTTACGTAGGCAACTATCCATCATTGAGTATAAATGCAATCAAAGAAATAACTGACGTATTGGATAAGGTATAACATGAATAATATTTTAGTGACAGGTGGTGCAGGATACATTGGTTCTATTCTAACAGAGTTTCTTTTGGATTTGGGATTCAATGTAACTGTACTCGACAACTTTATGTACAAACAATCCAGCTTGAATCACCTATGTTCAAGGTCTGGTTTTCAAGTAGTCAATGGTGACA